AGTACTTTAGATCCTGAATTACTTAATATAATTCCAAATCATACTTATGGTACATTTGAATTATCTGAACTTGCCGGTGGTCATTTAAAAGCTGGTAGGATTCAATACTCATATCAATTATATTCTTTGTCAGGAACTGAAACTATGTTTGCTCCTCCAAGTCCATTATATAATCTATCATCTTCTGGGATGAGTGATGGAATAGACTTTGTAGGTAGTGAGATAGAGACTGAAATAAACAAATCAATTAGAGTAACTATTACTTTACCTGCATTAGTAACTGCTACATTTAATAGAATAAGATTAGTTGCATTAGAATATGAAACTTATGGGGATGTACCTACAGTAAGGGTAGTAGCTGAATTAGAATTAGGTACTAGTGTAGTATCATTTGTAGACTCTGGAAACACAATAGCAGAATTAGTATTGGAAGAATTTCAAACTATTAGAAATGAAATTACTCCTAAAACTATTGAAACAAAAAATAATTATTTATTTGCGGCTAATATATCACAATCTAAATTTGATGTAGATGATTTATTTGATGAGATAACTCCTGGAGCTTTCTTGGATACCAGAGTATATCGTTGGAGATATGTTGAACCTGGTGGTGGTGCATTAGCCTCTGGATCACAGACACTTAATGAAACTACAGATCCTGCTGCCATAGGAGATGCAGGAGGTACTGGATATGGATTAGATTGTTTTGAATTTGCTGATGTACATCTATTTGAAACTGCTTGGGAAATAAATATTTCCTTAGGAGCAGTAGCTCATGCAGCTGCTCAAGTACCAGCAAGAACAGTTACTGGAATATCTTCAATCAATGGATTAGGAGCTAATATAAGATTAAGACATATAGAAGATAGTAGTTGGACTACTGGTGGTGGATTGACATTAAGTTTTACAGGAGCAACTATTCAATCATGGGATATTACTACTGGATCTCTTAAAATAAGAGGAAGTCAATGGTTTTATTCTCCTGATGATTTAGCTGATACACCATATTTTCATTCATATCCAACAGATTTTGATGCAAAAGCTTTAACAGAATTTTCATATACATACACATATTCTTATGTACTTCCTGGGGGTGCATCAATATATGAATGTACTATTAATAAAAGTGATCCAGTATTGGGTACTCCCGGAATTTCAAATGAATTAGTTATAGATGATGGATTAGGTGCAGGAGTTGGATATAATGGAGTTCCTGAAAATGATGATGCTATTAATACTTATAATAACATTTCAAATGATACTGTAACTTTAAATCATCATCAGTTTAAATTTAAACAAGGAGTCGCAGGAGCTCCTACCTATGCAGATCTGGGAGGCACAGGACAATATATATCTTTTAGTTTTATTACTGAACAACTGGATGATATAGGTACACAACGAGCAATAGCAGGAGCACCTTCAAGTAATTACTTAGTAGATCCCTATGCTCTCAGTGATAGTTATGCAAGTCCACAAACAGTTATGGATTTCACTAGTTATCAACGTGATGAAGTATATAGATTTGCAATTGTATTCTATGATCTTAAAGGAAGACCTAGTTTTGCCAAGTGGATTGCTGATATAAGATTTCCAGATGTTAATGAATATATGTATACTGATTCTTCTAATAGTAGTGACTTTTATGAAATATCTCCAGTAGATGCAGGAAGTGCTTCTACAGTTATGAATGGACTTGCATTAGGAATACGATTTACTATTAACTGGACTAGTATAGAAACTAATTTTCCTGGACTACTTGCACAATTAAGTGGATTCCAGATTGTAAGAGCTCCAAGAACAGAATTAGATTGTACTATTAAGGCTCAGGGAATTATTGTTCCAACACATGATGTTGATGTTGCAGTAGATCCAATTAAAGATTCTAATTATAGTTCATTCAATATTACTGGAGCTTTCGATTATGATGCTGGAGGAACAGTTACATCTCTTGGAGCAACTATATCAGGAACTAATGCAGATGTAAATAAAACCTTAATTGAATTAATAAGTCCTGAGATAGCTATCAATAAAGATCTTACTATAGATACCTCAGATGATTTTATAGAAATAGTAGGACATTTGGATAATGTAACAGCAGGAGCAATTGTAGAAGCAACTGATCAGGTATCCTATACAGTTACCGCAATGACAGTAGATTCTTTAGCTACTAGTCCTGCATATAAAACAAGTCGTAGAAAAACTATCCTTGGTGGATATATATCATATCCAGAAGCTAAGTCTCCTACATCAAAGATGGTAGGAAGTATGAGTTTTACTCCAAGAGGATATAATGATGATGTTAATGCCGCTCCTCCAATTATTACTTATAAAGGAACTTCGTTAGTTGCTGAAATATCAGCAGCTTTTACAGATATAGTTGGTACTAGTATAGCCGCTGATGAGAAAGCTATGTATGGTAGATATAGAAGAAGTTTAGGTCATTCCGCTTATGGTGGAGCAACCTATACTGAAAGATCTTATACAACATATATATCGGCCAATATTTATGATTCTTCTATTATGGGAATCTATGGAGGTGCATCAAAAGCATTTCAAACATTACCTAGTCCATTAGCAATTACTAATTATGATGTTTATGGAGGAGATACATATATCTGTCCATTTAATTATCTGAAACTATTCTTTGATTATAATGGAGAATATTCAACAACTCCTGGAGAACATGGTGGACAAGTATTAGTGGCATTTCCAACTGAAAGTAGGATTAATCTTAATTACAAATTAGATAATATTCCAAAATATTTTACAGTTCCTATTGCTACTCCAATATATTATTTAGCTGAAAAATATAGTATAGGTATAGCACAATATCCTAATGGATATCCTGATGGATATGATCTATATAGATATAACTCAGCATATTCAGCAGAGAATATAGCTAAGTCTTTTATATCAAAACCATTTGACTATCGTGCTGTTGAGCTTAATGATGTTATGGTTACTAGTAGTGAGAAGAAGTATAATGGTGAATACTCAGATTCCTGGTTAAAGTTTAAGTTTAACAATTATCTTGAACTTGAAGGAGAGTATGGAGCTATAACAAGACTTATAAATAATAATGAAAGATTAATTGCTTTTCAACCAAGAGCAATTGCAGTACTATCAGTTCTTGAACGTGAACTTGTAGAAACTAATAATGTAGCATCACTTGCTGTTGGTACTGGTGGTATTTTAAGTAGATATGATTATGTTACTAGATTAGCTGGGTCAAGTTTATATGATGCTATTACAGGTACAGAAAGTGGATTATACTTCTATGATGATAAGAATATAGCAGCATATCGTATTACAGAGGGTTTAGAGCCACTTTCAGACACTAAGGGTATGAAGTCATACTTTGATGCCAAGGCGTATACATCGTTGATCTCAGCTTACGATAAGGCCAATAGAGAGGTTTTATTCAGCCCTGCTTCTGTATATACTGATCGTACTTTGTGTTTCTCTGGTTATACAGATGCTTTTAGTGGATTCTATACTTTTAATAGTGGAGCTACTTATGTAAAGAATTATATTTCATTTGACAGATATTTACTTTCTTCATTAGATGGTAGAATATTTTATATACATAACTTAGGTAACTATAATCAGTATTATGGAAACTATCAAACAAGTACATTAACTTTAATTACTAATCCAATGAAGAATAATGTAGTTACTTTCCATATTGTAGACTGGTTGACTGATCTTACAATTGCAGGAATAGATGATCTTACTCATACATTTGATACTCTTAGAATAAGCAATACTCATCAGGATACTGATACTATGACTTTAGCTACAAGAGAAGATTTAATTCGTAGGTTTAGAAAGTGGAGAATTAATACTTTCAGAGATGTTGTAGATGAAGGTAGAATAAGAGACTCTTGGATTAAGTCATATTTTACTTGGACACAGGATGTAAACAATAAAAAACTGATTGTTCATCCAATAGATTATTTATACTTACCTACTAAGATACGATAGATAATTTTTAAGAATTTATTTTGTAATAAAGAATATATAATATAACTTTGCATAACTATTAATTATAATGGCTACCAAATCAAAAATCCACATCAAGCCCTCAAAAAGAGGTAGCTTAAGGAAAGCTATGGGGGCTAAGAAAGGTGATAAACTTTCAGTATCTGAGATGAAGAAAAAGATGAAGAATGCTAGTCCAGTTATGAGAAAGAAACTGAACTTTGCTATTAATGCTCGTAAATGGAAGCATGAGGATGGTGGTATACTTCCTATGTTAGAATGGGGTGGAGATCCTACCAGTTTAGTTAATTTAGGATCTTCATTTGCTGAGATGAATAATCTTTCACAACCAAATGAATTAGTTGGAACTAATAATCCTGGTGGTAAAAAAGGAGGATTAAAAATGTCTTTTGATCCTATAAGTATGGGATTACAAGCTCTTACTGCAATAACAGGTTCTATTGGAGAGAATATGGCTATGAAACGAAATGAATTGTATGAAGATGCTGGTGAACAAATGAGACAAGTAGATGTAAATCAAGTTACTAAAGGCGCTGGATTACAATCATTTCTTCAGAATCCATTAAGTTTTGGTATAGGTGGTAGAAAGAAAGCCAGATTGGAAGCGGAAGAATTTAATGAAAACATTACAAAACAACAAAGGAATAGAGATGTTGCAAGTAGATTTTCTACTATGTCTCAAGCACCTACATATTCACCAGTTGCAAGACAAGGTGGTTTTATAGCCTATAAAGGACAAAAGCATGAAGGCCCTGATGGTGGAATATTAGTTGATAAGTTTGGTAATCCTACTGCTGTATCACAAGGAGAAAGTATTGCTTCTGTTGAAGGTGGTGGTAAAAATAAGAAAGGAGAAGTATCATATTATGATCCCGAATCTGGTAGTACCTATATTTATTCTGACGCACTTAAATTTGCAAAACCAGCCAATGGTCTTCTTAATAAATATAAATTGAATAAGCCTGAGAGTTTACAGTATATGCAATATAAAAATGATTTGCTTACTCAAACAATGGTAAAGAAAAAGTTTGAAAACCTTACTACTGCACAAGAGTTTGCTAAAGAGACTGATACAGATTCTAAAGATGCTATTGGTATGTTTAGAAAAGGAGGTCAACTTTCTACATCTAAAGCTAAAGAGATGTTGAGAGATGGAACTGCACATGGTAAGAAATTAACTTCTAAGCAGAAAAGGTATTTTGGTTGGGTAGCTGGTGGAATGAAGGAAGATGGAGGAGAATTAATAAGTGTTCCAGATAAGAGAAAGATAGATATGGTAACTGGACAACCTTTGAAGGATACTCATCGTATGCATTCACAAGTAGATTCTGAATATATTAAACTTATTCGTGATAAAGCTAAAGAACATGGAATAGATCCTTATACAGCATTAGCAATAAATCTTCAAGAGACTCGTTTTGAAGCAGGAAAGAATAGTAATCCTTTTAATTATATAAAATATACTGATCCTAACTTTTGGAATGAAGGGTATGATCAGGTTGGAGAATCCTTAAAATTTATGAAACAAAGATTTGACATAGGTAAAAAACGTGGTAAGAAGACTGATGAAGAAATAATACAAGCTTTTAATGGATACGGTAAAGTAGGAAATACTAACGATTTACGATCCACTAAAGTATATGGAATTGATGTTTCTAAAGAACCAATAGATATGAATGTAAATCCAGTATATGGTAAAAGAGTAGTTAACCTTAGAGATAGTGTGTTAAAAACTAATCCTAAGATTCGTAAGATAGTAGATACCTATGCTATGGGAGGTAATCTTCCTAAGTATCAATTTGGTAATGATGGAGATGGTAATTATTTAAGTCCTTTTGAAATTCCTCAAGTTAATATACCAGCATATCAAGGTATTCTTAATTCAAGGAGTAATCCATATGGATTATCTTCTGTAAATATAAATGGAAATAGAACTCCATATCCAGGAACAAGAGCAAATAATCCAATAGGACTTCCTCAAGTAGATGTTCGTGGATATAATGGAGTAAGAAATTCACGAAGTAATCCTGTTGGATTACCTGATGTAAGTGTTGCTGATACTGCACCAAGACAACCTTTTGCAAGTAAAATATTACCACCAACTCCAAAATTAAATATGCCATCTGGGTTTGCAAATGTTAGTGGACTATATGATAAAAAGACTTCTAATGCTGGCCCAGGATATTATAATAAAGGATTCACTAGACCTTATAGTATTGGTAATATGGAACCTCAAGGCAAACAATCCATTAATAGTGGAATTCCAAGAGGAACTTTTAATTCTATCGAACCTTATAATGCTCCAAATGATCTTATGCAAATGCCTGATTATGGTAGTTTAGCATCTAAACAAGGAGTAGACAATATGAATTTACC